CTATGAATGGAAATGTAGATACAGACAAATTTATTCAGTATATTAAAATTGCACAAGATATTCATATCCAAAACTACATTGGTACTGACCTTTACAACAAGATTCAAGCTGATATTGTAGCAAGTAGTTTAGCAGGAGACTATTTAGCGCTCGTAAACGACCATATAAAGCCTATGCTGATACATTGGGCAATGGTTGAGTACTTACCCTTTGCAGCTTATACGGTGGCAAATAAAGGCATTTATAAGCATAGTTCAGAAAACTCTGAAAACGTATCAAAAGAAGAGGTTGATTTCTTAATAGAAAAAGAAAGAAATACAGCACAATATTATACAGATAGGTTTGTGGATTATATGAGTTTTAATGCGAGTTCAAAGTTTCCTGAATACTATACAAATAGTAATGACGATGTTTATCCCGATAAAGATGCAAGTTTTGAAGGATGGGTATTATGAAGTATAAACCAAAACAAGAAAACGTAAATAAGTTAAAGCAGTATTTGACTTATATAACAAAAACTAAAAAAAGTAATTGTATTAAATATGGCAAATAGCATAAATTGGGGGAAGATATATTGCGAAATGGAGACCAATTCCGCTTGGGGAGCAGATACCGCTTGGAGTACTAAATACGTACCCGATTTTTCTGCACCAAGTTGTTGGACTTTAGTTGACCCATTTAGTGCGGACACAACTTTATATACAGCAGACACAACACAATATACAGCAGATAAAACACAAATATAAAAATGGCTAAACAAACAATCAATATAGGAACTACTGCCAACGATGGCACAGGAGACCCTTTAAGAACCGCTTTTGATAAAGTAAATGATAACTTTACAGAGCTGTATTCAGACGATACAGGAGATGTTGATTCGGTAAACGGACAAACAGGAGTTGTTACACTTGACACAGATGATATTTCAGAAGGAAGTATTAATTTTTATAACGCAAACCATACAGGTGATGTAACAGGTTCAAGTATATTAACTATCGCAGATGACGTTATTGAGTATGATAATATGGGTGTTGAATTTACAACCGCTGCGGTTATCTCTGCAAGTGATGTAGATTTTAGTTCTGCTGCGGTATTTACTAAAACATTGTCAGGTGCTACTACTTTAACTTTTTCAAACGTAGAAACAGGAATGGCAAAAGACTTAGTAATTACAGGAGACCATACCTTAACACTTCCTGCTTCGGTTAAGACAATAACAGGAACTTATGATGGTACTGTATCAAACCTAATTCAAATAATTTCAACCAATGGTTCAACAGAACAATGGGCAACAATCTCACAAGAAGCGTAATTATGATAGCAATACAACACGAAGGTGCAATTAAAAAATTCACATCCTTACCGAAAGTTTGGAAAGATGATAATGGAGTACACTTAAATATTACAGATGGACAAGCGTATGGATTTTATCCTATTGTTTCTCCAAGCTATGATTCAGCAACTCAACATTTAGGAGACTTAGAGTGGGATGGTGACAATAACGTATTTACCTACCCTGTAATTGATAAAACTTGGAGTCAAACAGTAGCAGAGTTAAAAGAAAACAAAATTGCAAATCTTAAAAGTTTATATGGTAGAAAACTATCTGAAACAGATTGGTACATTATTAGAGCGCAAGAAGGTATAGCTGCACCTCAAGATATTATAGATGCGAGAGCAGCATTAAGAACTGAGTGTGCAACCAAAGAAGATGAAATTAATGCTAAAACAACAAAAAAAGCAGTAGTTTCTTATTCTTTACCAAACCTTGACTAATGATAAATAAAAAACTTATAAATACAGGGGTAGCTGCACCTGCACCATTCGACCCTTTACAGAACTTTGAGACTGTAACTTACACAGGAAACGGAGGTACGCAAAAGATAACAGGGTATATTAGAAAGGGTGCTGCTTTTAATGGGAGTGCTTATATAACTACAACTCCACAAACTCAACAACAAGAATTTTCTTGGTCTTTTTGGGTTAATTACACTTCTACGAGTTTATATTCTTTTATAGCGAGTGTATATACAGGGTCTGATGTATCAGGTGTGCCAAACGCTTTGTTTATTAACTCTCAAAATA